TTTTAATTCTTTTTTTAATAATACTTGCAAAGTCCTTTACTTCATATAAATCAAGCATCATTTTTTTAACCAATTTAGTAATTCCATCTTTTTTAGCCTTCTCGAAATCTACTGTCATTACTATTTTACTTATCATTGGACTCCATTACCTTGGTTGCAAGTTCTCTTCCTGCTTTTTTAGCCTTAAGAAACTTTGGAACAAAAGATAAAATAAAACTCTCTGCTACTTCTTCTCCCCATTTTTGAGGATCTTCAAGTATGGTGTCTATGTTATCCTTTGGCAGGTCTATTTCAAAATCATTTATTGTTCTCAACTCTTGTACGAGCTTGAGTAAAGAGAGATCCTGTTGTTGTTTCTTCTTTTGTGCCATTCAATTCCTTATTTGATTCTATTTTCTTTTCTGCCTGTTTAAAATCATAATCTTTATTATATTTTGTATATAATTCAGGCAGAGAAGTCATGTTGTTTGCTAACATCCAATCATTCCAGGCTAATTGATCTTGAACTGTTTTTGGATATTCTATTTCATTAAAATCGATACCAAATTTTTCAGGTAAACTTATATTATTATAAGCAGCAATTTCTTTCTCTATATTATAAAAATCATGTTCATAACTTCTCCATAGTTCAATGTCATCAGTATAATCTTCAAATCTATCTAAATCTTTTATGCGAAGAGCAAGACCTGATGGTGTTTCTCCACCATCTTGTGCGAATTGCACATATAAATGATTATTTTGGGCTACAAGTTCTATTTGAAATTTCAATGATTCTATTACAGCCATTGGATCTCCACCAGGGGATACTATGTTAAATGTTGCACCTTCAGGTAGGTCTAATATTCTATCTGAACCCATTCTTTGCATGGGTTTATCTGTATAGACTCCTGTTGTATAAGCCTGGCCAAACATTTGAAATCTATGCCCCAATTGAAGCTCTGTCAAGGTAATACAGGCTTGCAAGTTTGCTCCACAAATATCAGAAGCTCCTTCTACAAAAAAATCATCTATCTGTTCTTCTTTATGAGTAAAAACAAAAGGGAGAACTCCATACCCATGTTCATATTCATCTATTATGTTTCCATATTCATCATAGTGGGCATAGATTGCTTCATCCCAATAAGCCCATTCTAATTTACCCATATAAGAAACATCATCGCATTTCATTAGAAGTGGATACATTATTGCAGATGGAGTGAAAGCATCTTTTAAATGCACATCAAAATAATAAACAGGTTTATAATCAAAATAAGGAGAACCATTATTTTCTTTATAAATAATTTGTGTAGCAACTGTTCCTATAAGCCTAGTCATTCTTTCAATGTGTTTGAACCTAACATCTTTTTTAGATGTTAATAAATCATATTGTTTATTTACTTTTCTTTTAGCCCCTACTGTATATATTTGACTTAATTTATTTATAAATCTTCTTGTTATATTAGCATTGTAAGGAGGAATTTCTCTAAATTGATCAGCTTGAAAGAAATCTTGAACATATTTATCTATTTCTGATCCTGAATAAAAATCTAAAAGCTTTCTTATGTCATTTCTTCTTGACTGTGCTTTCCCAAGTTTAATCTCTTTTACAGATTCTTTTATTATTTCTTCTACTGACATCTTCTGATTATAAATCATCTTCTCCTCACTTTAAATTGTTTATCTTTAATTGGAAATCTATTTATAAAAAAATATCTAACCATGTCCATTCCATGGTCGCTGTACCCATCTTTCAATGGTTCAGGTTTAAGGGCTTTTCCCTGCTTTTCATCTGGGTATCTATACATTTCAAAATCTTCTGCTGTTCCCTGACATTTTTTATTTAAATGCACAAATCTTTCTCCATTAGCATTTTCCATGAAACTTCTTACATGAGATACACCAGAAGCAATGCTTCTACTTGTTCTATCTCTCATTGATTCAACAGAGATTCCTTTTCTTCTAAATATTTCCCAATCTCCAAGTCCAGATTGCCCTTGAACTTGTTTAGAAGCAGGATCTCCATAATATTTTATTATGCTATATGGCTTTTTCTTTATAGCTTCTACTAACTCATCTGTTTTTACATTTGTTCTGTGTGATATTTCATCGATCATGTTTATATGCCACTTACCCTCAATTCTATAAGTTTGAAACCAACCAACAGATGGCATTCGATAACCAAAGTCTATACTGCAAAAAGTTGGTAGATTAGGATCATAAGGATAATTCCCCATGTCAATATTTCTATCAAAAGAATAAACTCTACCTGAAAGCGAAGTAAAAAGACCTCTGTATTCCTGATCGAATATTTCTTTTGTAACATTTCTTTTAGCTTCTTGAATATCTTCATCAAATTCTCCATCAGGAAATATAACATCGTTTTCCCACGATGGGGAACGAAATGAATACCAATTATTGTCTTTTTGTCCCATTAGATACCAATCATATAAATGATTAAAACCTTCTGGGGTACTTATAAATATTGCTCTGCCTTTTCTATCACTTAAAGTAGGTCTTAAATACATTTCCCAAATGTTTTTTTTAACCTTTGCACATTCATCTATAATAAGCAGATCTAAACTTTCACCAACTAATGAATCAGGCCTATCGGCAGACTTTCCTTCTAATACTGATCCCCATTCGAATTCTATGAATTGTTCTTTAAAAGAAGCTCTTCTTGTTTGCATAGCCTTATTAACTACCATATGATGCCAAATTTCTCTAAATATTTTTTCAGATAGATCATATGTAGGAGCTACAACCCAAACCCTTGTATTCTCTTTGGCTAGGATTGCAGATGCTTCCATGGAAGCAGATAAACTTTTTCCCCACCTTCTTCCACATACTGCAACAGTAAATCTTGCCTTATCTTTTTCAGGAAAATGTAATTTATGTTGTCCTTGATGTGGCTTATACCCCATGAAATTAAACCAATTATCTTTAAATTTTATATCAACATTTTCCATATTAGGCAAAAAGAGCCTTTATAATTTGAGCAATTTATTTAAAAAAAACAAAGTTTTTCTTAAAAAAACCTTAAATTTTATTGTTTTTTATAAAATAATTTAATATTTTAAGGTTATGTATATTGAACAAATATACAATTTATAATAAAAATGGAGGACAGCATGTCCGAAGAAAACACACAAGCAACGACAGAAACAGTTAGTGAAAGTTCTGCTACAGAAACTACTCAAGATAGCTCTAATGAGCAGTATATTGCAGAAAGCAAGAAGTACAGAAAAAGAGCTCAGGATGCTGAAACTCGTTTAGCAAAATTAGAAAAAAGTCTTGCTAAGGCAGAAGAAAGTAAACTTAAAGAAAAAGAAGAATTTAAAACCTTATATGAACAGGCTTCTTCTAAGGTCGAAAGTTTAACTAATAATGCTGAAAAGTGGGACAAGTATGAGGAAACTAAAAGAGCAACTCTACTAGAGAACCATCCTGAAGATGAAAGAGAGTCTTTATCTAAATTAGATTTAGAAACTCTTGAATATGTAACTAATAAAATTAACAATGTCAAACCAAATGCTCCTGAAGTAGCAGGGAATCCTAGAAAAGATTATAAAGACTATAATCAAGATTGGACTAAGATGGATGCCAAGGAACGAAGGGATAAATGGAATGACATCATAGCTTCGGCTGTGAAAAAATAACAGCTCGTAAAGAGCAAGGAGTTTAAAGATGGCAATAACAGGTGGAATGTTAGGTGCTGCTCACACAACCTCAAGTGCAGATGATTTTGTCCCTGAGTTGTGGAGTAATGGTATCTATAGATATTTTGAAAGAGGAACAATTTTCAAGGCTTTGATTGAAGATTATTCTTCTTTAGTAAAAGGTAGTGGAGATATAGTTAATATCCCACAAATTGATTTTGATGCTTCATCAAACAAAGCTGCTGATACATTGGTAACTTATGATGCAACAGCAACAACAGTAACTCAATTAGCAATAAACAAACATAAGTATAATGCTATGTTATTTGAAGATATACTTCAAATTCAAGCAAATGCTGATTTAGTAGCAAAATATACTCAAATGTTTGGCGAAGCTCTTGCTAGAGCTTTAGATGCTGATATTTGGGGTGAGCTAGATGGCATTAACGAGGGAACTGAACTTGCTGCTGATGATGCTATGCCTGATGCTGAATTTCAGGCAGCATTAGCAAACTTAGGCGAGAATGATGTTCCTTATATGGATGGTGGGTGTTCTTTTGTAGTTAATCCAACATTGATGGCTGACATCTTAGACCCTGCTGCAGGTATCTCTCGAAACTTTTGGAGAGCAGATGCAAGTGGAGATGGTTCTGTCTTAAATGCAGGTGGAACAAAAGGTTTCATGGGTAGATTATTTGGTATAAACACTTATATGTCTAATACTATATCTTCAGGTGGAACTTCATCAACAACATCAGGTGCGATTTTCCATAAGTCTGCTGCTGTATGTGCAGTTCAACAAAATGTAAGAGTTCAAGCAGAATATTCTATTGATGCTCTTGGTACTAAAGTTGTAGCTGATACAATATATGGGTGCAAACTTGTTGATAGTTCAAGCAATAAAAAAGGATATAGATTTAAGA